CCTGATGCGATGCCTACGGGTGTTGCAGCTGCTATGGGACTAGGTACTGTTACGGCAACTAATATAGGAGGTTGGGGTAGACTTGGTTGGGGAGATAATAACTGGGGTGATCCAAATGAATCAGCTCAAGCAGCTGTTTCTGGAATTGCCATGACAGCAGCTTTAGGAACTCCTACAGAAATTACTGGTGACGCAACTATTGTTGCAAATACTTTAAACGTAGCTCAGTTAACTTTAGGCGCTGTTGACCCTGCACCAGATGCAGCAATTACAGGCAATGGAGCTATTTTATCTTTAGGAACTGCTGTAGGTTCTATTAGCGTTTCACCTAGTGTAACAGGTATAGGAATGACAGCTAACTTAGGAACTGTTACAGCTGTTCCAGGTCAGACTATAATTCCTACAGGTTTTCCTTTACTAGCTAGAGTTGCTCCTGTATCTGCCTTTACAGATGTCACTGCAACTTTTAATGGTTTTGGGTTGACTACAACACTAGGAAGTGGTAATGCTCTTATCTGGGACGAGATAAATACCGGTTCTGCTCCAATAGATCCTCCAGGGTGGAGGGAAGTCGTTGCATAAAGAGTTGACACTTTCTCTTTATTTTAATAAAATAAACGATATAAGGAATTTAATATGGCAAATTCAACATCAGCAAATTTAAAACTTACAGTACAAGCAACTGGAGAAAATTCAGGAACTTGGGGACAAATTACAAACACTAACCTTTTAATCTTAGAACAAGCGATTGGTGGTTTTACTACCTTTAATATCACTAACGCTGCTAGATCTTTAACTTTTACTAATGGCGCAGTATCAAATGGTAAAAATGATGTTATTAAATTAACAGGAACTTTGGCTTCTAACCTTACTGTTAGTATTCCAAATTCAATTGAAAAAACTTACCACGTACAAAACGCATGTAATCATGCTAACAATACTTTAACTTTTAAAACTGCATCAGGAACAGGTGTATTGTTATGTGAAGGAAATAATTACACACTATATTCTGATGGAACTAATGTTGTAAAATTATCTGAACAAAGAAACTGGAGAGCGGTATCAGCAGCAGAAACAGTTCAAGCTGGTGCTAAACTTTTAGTAAATACAAATAGCGGAGCAGTTACAATAACGCTTCCAGCATCACCATCTGCAGGAGATGAAGTACATTTTGTAGATCAAGGTTATGATTTTCAAACTAACGCGTTGACTGTTGGTAGAAACTCTTCTAATATAGCTAATGCAGCATCTGATCTTGTTGTTAATACACAAGGTGCAGCTTTTGGATTAGTGTATTCTGGAGATGCTACAACAGGATGGACTTACACGGAGAAATAATATGTCAAATTACGAAGCAACAAAATACGATTTCACTGGAGCAAACCTTACAGGTATCGAGGGAATTCCTACAGCTACTATTGTGCCGTGGTCTACTTCTTCAGTGCCAACAGGATTTCTAGAATGTAACGGTCAAGCAGTTTCAAGATCAACTTACTCTGCATTATTTGCAGCGGTAGGCACAACTTATGGTGCGGGTGATGGCTCATCTACTTTTTTAGTTCCTGATTTACAAAATAAAGTAGCTGTAAGTAAATCTAATAATAAAGCTTTAGCTTCAACAGGTGGAGCAGATACTGTAGCTTCAACTGGAAACGTTGGTGGTTCAACAGCAAATACTGCTATATCAATAGCACAAGTTGCAGCTCACCAACACGACATACTTGGAGGTAATTCTCCTGGTACTCAATATATTCGTTTTGCACTAGCTTCAGGGCCTACAACACAACAAACTTATTATACAACTGGGGGTTCAGCGGGTCACTCGCATAATATGAGTGCAACTTTTAGTGGAGATGCAACATCAGTTTTACAACCTTATTTAACAGTAATTTATATTATAAAAACGTAGGAGAAAAAATGGCAACTAACGCAAATTGGACAGTAGTATTTGATGATAAATTAATTGTTAACCAAATTTCTAAGATTGGTTATATAATTGATAACGATTCTTTTTGGAGTCAACCTAAATTTTCAAATATTTGGGCTTTGCAATATCAAACTCCAGTAACTACAGATGAAGTAGAACATAGAGACACAACTCCAAACGGTACTTATGCCGATGCTAATCTTGGAGATTTTCAACAATTTATAGATTTATGGGACTCTGCACATTTAACTAGATTGCAAAGTGACTGGGATAATGATGTTGTTGAGGATGAAACTGAAGCTGAAAAAATTGCTAGATTAGGTGCAAGACCTACTTCTTATTCTTCATAATTATTGGTGTAAAAAACAATTAATAGAATATCTAATACCTTTTGTAACGGGTTCAGTCCCGTGAATCCAAATAGGTTCTGCTGGAAATAACATAGCATCTCCTGTTTTAAAAGAATGTTTTATTTGACCATCAAAAAATCTAAAATCTCCACCTTCATAATCTTCGTTTAAATTTAAAGTACAAGAGGCTCTTATATTAAAATCTACATCACTATGATCTTTAATTTGATTTCCTTTTTCATATTTTAAAATACGAATATTACTTGATTGAGACATAGTTGTTAAATCAAACGTAGGACAAATATTATTTTTAATATACAATTCATAATTAGTTATCATTATTTGTATGTATTTTTTAGCTATATTTAATGGTTCTTCAAATGCTTTATCTTTATCATAAAGAGCAGTTAAATTGATACAGCCATAATCATCATATTCCTTTTTTTTAGTTTGATATTTATAACTTGTTTCAGGTTTTGAATGTTGAGTATTATTTTCATAAAAATCAATAAAATATTGACAAACATCTTTCGGTACTAATTTATCTATATGAAATTTAAGGTCGGTTATTTTATGATCAAAGGACATTAGTTACTTCTGTTAAATTAAAAGCGTAGCATATTCTTTTTTCAGAACGTTCTTCTGGCAAAACATAATGAAATAAATTAAATGGAAAGATTAGATAATCAAAAAGTTTTGGTTGTATTTCAAATACATCACCTTCTTTTACAAAGTTAATATTATTGTTATTATTAGAAAGATATAAAACAGCTGCATGTGTAACTTGATTACCTGTATGACAATGAGGTTTATTGTAAGATTTATTATCTAAAACATTTAACCAACCATTATATATTTTTAAGTTATGAACATTTCCTAAATATTTATTTATAAATTCATTTAATTCTTTTTTGCCATCAAAATCATCATGATATTGAAAACCATTTACACAAGAAATATTATGTGTCTCTTTATAGTTTTGTTTTACAAACTCTAAAATCTTTTTATGTATATTTATTGGAATTGGTAAACTCCCATGAGACATACGAACTGCAAATAAATTATATGAATTAATCATTGTTTAACTCTTCATATTCTGTGATAAACAAACTAGCTGTATATCTTCTAAGATTTGGAACTTTACTTAAATGATTAGAATGCACCCAATTAGATGGAAATAATATGGCTCTATTTTCTCTAAATCCTACATGAATATCTAAGTCGCATTTATTTACAGGTCCTGTATAAAAAACAGTGCCATTAGTAACTGCTGTAGGTCCTTTTAACATAACTAAAACATTTACTTTTGCACTGTCTTGATGAGGGTTAAAATGATCTAAGTTTCTTAGATCTATACCAGAATCATTTTGCATTTTTTTTATTTTTATTTTAAATTTTTTTTCCGCTTGTTTAGTAAATGTATTTAATAAATTTTTATCATCAGATAAAACAAATCTATTACCATAATAGTTCTCTTTATTCTTTTCTTTATTATCAAAGAAACAAGGGGTGTAGTGTAATTTTGTTGTAATATGATTCTGTATATTTGCTAATAACTTATCATCAAAAAAATTGTTAATAATCTTTATCATCTTAACATTAACCAAGAAGTAAGTATATATTTCTCACCCGACAATGGTGGATTACCCCTATGAATGTAAGGAAAAGCAGCGGGCCAAATAACTATTCTACCTTTTTTGGGTTTTACTCTTTTAGAAAAATGTAAAAATTCTGTTTCTCCACCTTCTTCTACATCATTTAAATATACAGAAAAAACAAAAGCTCTTGGTTCGTTATCAAAACCTTTGTTATGTTCTAAATGCCAAATATGATATCCTTCAGTAGGTAAAGTTTTTTGAATTTTTAAAGTAGTATATTTAAAATCATCTACTCCATAAGCTGCCGCAGCTCCTACATTTTTTTCATAATGTTTCCAAGCAATATCAAAATTAATCATAAGAGTTTTTAATTCTTCCCACCATATGCTAATATTATGTGGCGCTGCAAAATATTGTTGATCTTGTTTATCTAAGATAGATGCTTTTTCAAAACCTATTCTATTAATAGTATTATTAAATCTGTTTTGATTTTCATATAAGTTAATAGCCCTGTCACATTCTTCTTCTGTAATATAGTTGTCATATATTCCAATAAAATTATTTATATTAACTGTTTTTTCTTTCATTTATTTCTTCTATTTTATTTTTAAGTTTCCTGAAATAGATACTCTTTCACCATTAGTTTCAAAATGAGTTACAAAATGATTTAGATCAGAAGGAAAAATATAAAAGTCTCTTTCTTCGGGTTGAAAAGTACGTTGATTAATAAATTTTTGTTTACTATTTAAAGATATTAAAAAATTTAGAGCACCGGGTTTTTGCCCTGATGATATGGTATCGTTCCATTCTTGTTTTAGTTCTTTAGGGATTTTAGTAAATATAACAAAAGATAAATCTTCGCCATGAGTATGAATAGGATTTGATTCAAATTTTGTCATATAATTTACCCAAGATCGAACTAATTCTAATTCTTTTCCAAAAAATTCACCAGAATAATCTTGATAAGATTTTGCATAGCTTTCAAAATAAGGTAATAGTATTGGAAATAATTTTTTAGGGTCAATGTCATATTCGTGTTTAATTAGACCAGCTAAATTTTTTCTTGTGTCTTTTTTAGGATCTTTAACACATAAATTTTTTATGTCTTTTAATTCATCTTCAGTTAAAGTGGTTTTATATAAAAATGGTCCCCAATGAAAAAATTGGTAATTTATTGTTTTATTTTTTATGTTTTTCATTTATTTCTTTTATTTTATTTTTAAAACTAAACTCATCAAGTCGTTCTATGTTAAAAATTAAACTGTATCTATTATTTTCGTCTTTAGATTTATCAAAACCATGTACTATTTCAGAGGGAAATATATAATAGTCTCCCGGTTCAGGTGTTATTTTTATATTTAATTCTGGTAAATGTAACTCACAACCTTTTGTTAGATATAAAATTCCATGCCAACAAGGGTGTGCATGATAATTTAAACTATCATTTGGTTTTATTTCATTTCCCCAAGCATTTGTAACTTCATATCTTTCTAAAAAATATTCAAAAAGTTGTGGATTAGTTGTTTGATGTTTATTTATTAAATAAGCAAAAAAGTTTTTAAAATTAATATTATCTAAAAAATAATACCAATTAGTCATGCCACCTTTTACATTAGTGTAATTATTCATATTTGAATCTAAATTATTTTTTATATCCATAATAAGATTATGAATTATATCTGGGTAAGAGTAATTACCAAATATTATACTTACAGTTCTAGGGTAAGTAATAGTTAAGCTACTTCTAGTTTCTTCTAATTTATTATTTTTGTCTATAAAATTAATCATTATCCCACTATTATATTACAACATATCCTTTGCCAATTATATGTTTCCGACTCAGGAGATTCTCCTTTGTGATATTCATTTGAATCAAACACTACCGCGTTGCCTGGTTTAAATTTAAATTCTTCACCATCAATATAAAAAGAACCTCTCCAATCTGGTTGCCAAACAGGAGTCATAAATAATAAAATTGATTTTAATTTTAAATCTTTTTCATCGTCTCGATGTAACCAGTGTTGAGTTTTCTTACCATGATAAGTACAATTAAACCACATTCTTTCTACAGTCGTGGGTATACCTATATTTTTATTCTCTAACATTTTTGCTATTCTATATACTATGGTTTGTCCCCAAATATAAAAAGGATAATGTGTAACTAAATCATTATATTCTTTAATTATTAAAACAGGTGAAGACATAAAACCTCTAGCGGGTTCTGATAAACCATTCATTTTCCATGTTGGACTACTTATAATTTGATTATACATAAAAAATAATTCCTTTTCAGAAAGGATATTGTTTAACACTGTAGTTTTCATATATATTTTCTATCTTTCATTCTCTATAAAACTATTATATAATGCATTATATGCTACAAAAATTAAATTTCAAGCCTGGCTTTAACAAACAAGACACTGAATCTGGCGCTGAGGGGCAATGGACAGATGGTGATTTTGTTAGATTTAGATACGGATTACCAGAAAAAATAGGTGGTTGGTCTCAACTTACAGCAGCATCCAAAACTTTACCTGGAGCAGCTAGAAAACAACATTCTTTTACCTCTTTCGCTGGGGAAAAATATTCAGCTATTGGTACATCTCAAGGTTTATTCTTATATTATGGTAATAATTTTTTTGATATTACACCGTTAGATACAGCTATCACAGGATGTACTTTAACAACAGTTAATGGTTCAAATGTATTAACTGTTAATAAAGGATCACATGGTTTAGCTGTTGGAAGATATATAACTTTATCTGGTGTCACTGTTACAGGAGCATCAGATTTTACAGCTGCAGAATTAGAAGTAGCTTATGAAATTTTAACAGTTGCAACTGTAGATAAATTTACAGTGCAGGCTGTAAGAGCTGAAGGGGGATCTGGTATGACTGCAGCAGGTGCAGCGACTGTTAATCCTTATATTGAAGTTGGACCAACTACTCAAACAAGTGGCTATGGTTGGGGAACTTATTTATGGGGAGATTCTACTTGGGGTACTGAAAGAACTATTAGTAACGTGACTCTGGATCCAGGCAACTGGAGTTTAGATAACTTTGGTGAAGTTTTAGTAGCAACTATATTTAATGGCAAAACTTTTACTTGGAACGCTGGAGCATCAAATGCTAGGACCATAAGAGCATCACAATCAACAAGTAATTTTCAAACAACAAATAATCCAACGGCTACTAGAATTTCTATTGTATCAGATAGAGATAGACATGTGTTCCATTTTGGAACAGAAACAACTATAGGTGATCCTACAACACAAGACCCTATGTTTGTAAGATTTTCTAATCAAGAGGATTTAAACACATATGCTCCAACTGCTACTAATACTGCAGGAACTTTTAGATTAGACAGTGGAAATGAAATTAGAGCAGCTATACAAGGTAAAGACTATATTTTTGTATCAACAGATGTTGCAGCTTATGTAATTCAATTTGTTGGTCCACCTTTTACTTTTTCTGTTAGACAAGTCGGTACCAATTGTGGTTGCATTGGTCAACACGCTATGTCTTATGCAAACGGTGCTGTATGGTGGATGTCAGCAGAAGGTGGTTTTTTTGCTTATGATGGTACAGTTAAATCATTGCCATCTCTTGTAGAAGATTTTGTATTTAGTACAGATGGAGATAACCTAGGAATTAATTTAGATTCAAGAGATGTTATTTATTCCTCACCTAATACTTTGTATACAGAAATAAACTGGTTCTATCCAAAAGATGGATCTGATCAAGTTGATAGATGTGTGACTTATAATTACTCAGAAAATGTTTGGACAACTTCATCGTTAGATAGAACTACGTATCAAGATCAAGGGGTATTTAATGCTCCTTATGCAACTGATTATGTAGACAACGGTACTCCTGTATTTCCCGATATATTAGGTATTACAAATAAATATGGAGCTAGTATTTACTATGCTCATGAAGTAGGAACCGATCAAGTCAATAGCTCAGGCACAACTTCTATAGATGCTTTTATTAGATCGGGAGATTGGGATATTACTTCACGTAAGAGCGCCTTGGGTCAGGCAACAGGAGTTGCTGATTACAGAGGTGATGGAGAATTTTTTATGTCAGTTAAAAGATTCATACCTGATTTTAAATATCAAACAGGTAATGCTAAAGTAACTTTATTTGTAAGTAGTTATCCAGATGACGTGGCTGTTAGCTCACCACTTGGACCCTTTACAATTACTTCTACGACTGATAAGGTAGATACAAGAGCAAGAGGCAGATTAGTTTCTGTTCAAATAGAAAACACAGCAGTGGGTGAGTCATGGAGATATGGCACACTTAGATTAGATGCACAACCAGATGGAAGAAGATAATGGCAAACACTTTATTTGATTTAGCTCAAGCCTATTTAAACCAGGGGATGCCTAGCATATCACCTATTTTTCAACCTACCCCGCCTAGCATTGGCCCTATAGTACCTGTAGAACCTGAGGATAAAACTCTTGTAGATCCATTATTACCTAGACCAGGTGGCAACGGAGATGGATATGGTGTTTATAATCCTGATCCAAATATGACAAGAACTTCTAGAAATTATGTAAATCCTTTTCCATTTAATCCTGATGATAATTTAGGAACACCTGATTATGGTTATCCAGGATCTCCTAGAACAGGAGTCATGGGTTTATACGATAAATATAAAGCTTTACCTATGGGATCTAAAGTAGCTTTAGGAGCAGGGAGTTTAATGACAGGTGGACAACTTATACCTGCAGCTTTAGGTGTTTATGGAGCAGGAAAATTAATTGGTGGAATGCTTCCTCCAAATAGAAGAGGTATTTTAGAAAATGAATTATTAGGCGCTGGAGTGCAGTTAGATAATATTGGAAGAGTCGTGACAAATGATTATAACACACCTGAAGGTATTATGGCTGGATATAACGCTAATATGATAACTGATGAAACTTTTGATAAAAGACGAGGTACAATTGCAAATACTTTATCTGAAAAATATGGATTAAGTCAGGAGGAAATAGAACAAGCTCTTGCGGGAACATATACGGGACCAGTTCAAACTGATTTATTAGGTAGAATAGTTACATTAAATGAAGCTCAAAAGTTATTTAATAGAAGAAATAAAATAGCTGATACAATTACTGAGAGTAAAATAGAAAAAAGAAAAGAAAAAGAAAGACAAAAAATAATAGAAAAAATTAACAAACAAGGACAAAGCGATTATAATCCTAACATACACGGACCAACTAACTATGGACGAGGTGATGATGGTAGACAATCTTTTGATTCAGGACAAGGGTTTGGTATAAATGCAACAACTGGTGGCCCAGTAAGTAATAGAACTGGTAGAGGAAGAACTGATTATTAATGGCAAAGATTACTAATTACATACCTGAGCCAAAAGAAGAATATGATGTAGATAATCAAAGGCAGATTATGGAGTCTTTGAATACAATGAAACAACAACTTAATTTTTCTTTTCAACAAGATTTAAAAAACGAACAAGACGCTTTTAACTACTTTTTATCATGAGCATACAATATAAAAATGCATCTAAGATATTAGATGGAACAGCTATGACAACTGTTTTGACTATATCAACATCAGCTGTTGCTATTATAAAATCTGTGTATGTATCTAACAATAGCACAGGAGCTGTATTAGTTAATTGTGATTTAAGAGATTCATCTGCTAGTACAGATGTAGAATTTTTTAGAAAGGATATACCTGCTTCAAGCACAGTCAACGCTACAGAACAGGGGTTGAATTTAGAAGCAGGAGATGCTATAAAAGC